AACTGGATGACTATTGCTTAGTCGCTTAAAAATTTAGGAAATAAAATGGCATATAATACCCCCTTAGCCTCCAAGACCGGTTTCGGTGTTGTAGAGGTTGGAACAAATATCGACGTAGTAGCAGGAGTAGTTGATCTACCCCAAAGCGTTGCAACAACAGCAAACCCGACGTTTGCAACGTTAACTAGTACTGGAGCAGTAACTGACACCGGCAATCGTGTGATCACTACTCTAACAGCCGGTACAGGTATAACGATTACAGGAGCTGCACCAAGTCTAACGATTAATGCAACTGCAACCCCTCCTGTAGCTACTAGATTAGTAGCGGTAACGGGTCCAGTACTTACTACCGACTACTATGTTGGTGTAATCGCAGTAGCTCCAGTCGTACTAACCTTACCAGCCGGTGCTGATGGAGACGAATACGTAATCAAGTCTGAATTCGGAAACTTAAGTAACGTAACCATTGTTGGTAATGCTATAGGAGAAACAGTTGAGGGTCTAGTTACCCCCGCAGGTTTCACCTTAGCGTTTGCAGCTAATGCTAGCGCATCCCTTATCTTCCGCGGAACCAATTGGAACGTGGTATAACGAGTAACTTATAAAAATAGAGTAAAAAATGTTAACTGACTTATTAAGAATTATAACCCCCGATGCTTTAGCTGCTGCTATTAGAAGTAACCCCAGAGTAGTACAAGCGGCTTTACAGAAGTTCGAGTCATACTCTGCTTTAGGACAAGCTATGACAGTGCAGCAACAAGTATGTGTGTCTAATAATCTGAATAAGTTAGACACGTTCTTAAAAACGGATATAGGTAAAGCTTCTATTCAAACTCTTGCAGATAACTTCGTTAAATATGTAGACTCAACAGCTCCTGCTGCTCTAGAAAAAGCATGAAAAAAGCCCCATAATCGTAAGACTATGGGGCTTTTTTGTTACTCAGCTTCTACTACTTCTTCAACTTCTTCTGCAGGAGCTAGCTGAATTTGCGCTTGTTGTGTAATTTTCTGGCTAAGAGGGTTACATATTTTAGCGGGTAGTTCTTGTAGTCCTGCTAGAAGTGCATTGACTTCTTTAAGGGTTAGTTGTAGAGTTAAGGTCGGATTCTCGTTCATGTTTTCCTAGTTTAAAAAGTAATTTCGCAAGCGCCACCGGAGCAAGCAAGTTCTGCGGAAAGATCAATAGAGCTACCATCTAGCTCAAATACTTTACCAATATCTACTGCTGCTAACATTGGCAGCATTTTATTATAAGTGGCTTCGTCAATATCTTCGAAAGGTAGCTGTGGATAAGCCTCAGCACCAAAGTAAGGTAGGACAGAAATACCATTATAGTGTGCTCTATTTACCCACATCCATTCTGTAAGTTCCTCCCACTCACCGTCTTTAACTGAGATAGTGCAAGAAACATTATGCTGATTAATACCAGCAATATGACCATTTGCAACCCAGCGAATAGATACATCTTTAACACGCTCTAATAGTGCCATCATTGGTTCTGTACGAACTGCTGCGCCTTTAGGAGCAGACTGAGGAAAGCTAAGTACTACTTGATGTGGCACGTTAACATCTTGCTCAACTAGATCTGGTGCAACTTTCATCATGTATTGAGCTAGTGCTTCATCTTTACCAGCACGCATACGGCGGATATAGAAGTCAGCATGCCAAGCATGAATACCACTAGCAGTACCTAGCACAAGGCTAGTAGTTCCAGCAGGTTTTACACAAGTAATACGTGCAGCAGGATTAATACCTAACTTTGCAGCAGTCTCAATATTAGCTTTGATTGTACACTGAGCAGCCTGGGTCATATCTAGCTTCTCTACTGTACCGCTAGCAATGCCTGTCATAGACACACCTAATAGTGCATCTTTTTCACAAGCAATACGCCATTTAGGGTTCAAGTAGTGGAAATCAGTATAACCTGCTTGTAATGTACCAATAAATGCTGCTGCAGTTGATGCTTCATCAAAATCTTCTTGAGTAAGTACTTTACCTGCGTTGATCTCTGTCAAGTTGCACATCTGGTATGGACGTAGGGCAATTTCACAACAAGGATTAGTACCCCAATCTTTATTATTAGTCCAATAAACACCTGGCTCACCACAGCCTGAGTCTTCTACACGCTTCATTAAACTACGGAACTCTGCTTCTGAGACTTCGCCTCGTGGCAGAACGGCACTATTATTAGCACGAGCACGAGCAGGATGGTCAATATACCACTCACCTGATTTAGAAGTCAACATAGCTTCATCATTACGATCAAACAATGCAATCATAGCAGCACGACGAATACCGCCAGCTAATACGGCATCGGCAATAACGCAAGCCATATCATGTGCTTCGATAGGCTCTAGCTTACGACCAACTGCTTTACGCAATAGAACTGTAAGTTGTTCGATACAAATACGAAGTGGCTCAGGGCCAGGAGCTTGACCACCTGTAGTGATTAGTTCTGCACCTTTTTCACGAATATCGCGATAGTCAAAGATTGGTAGTGTTCCAGCATTAAAGAATGCTTTACATACTACTTTAACTGCATCTGACCAGCCAACAATAGAATCTTGGACTTGGTACTTATACTCACCATCAGACTCAGGAGTCTTAATTTTAGGAAGTTTATCAGTATGCCGACGCTGTACTGAGTACCCCATACCAGTACCCCCAAGCAACAAGAACATTAGTTCTGAGAAGAACTTAGGTGATTCTGTTGGAGCGTACGCACAGTTAAAGACTCGATTCTCTGCCATTAGGATGGGTCGTCCACCGAACTGCAAACTACGCATTGAAGGTAGAACACGCTTAGTATAAACAAACTTATTGTAGATAGCATCAATTTCTGCTGCCATATGTGGATACTTTGTTTTATGCATTCCCACATTACGAGTAACAATCTCTTGCCAGTTCTCTCTACGATTTGCTTCGTGGTTAAATCGCGCGTACTTGTTAAATACGGTAATATCTGATAGTGCTTGTTTATCCATGTTTTCTTTCGGCTAAAATACGTTTTCCAATTTTGGCGACTAAAAGATCGTTTAGCCCACCTAGATGCACTCTAAAACTCTCATTTTCCGCGACTGTGTTATTAGTAACATCACATAGTCGGGTAATGGTTGCTATCGCATCTGCAATTTTTTCTTCTACTTCGGTCATGTGCCGGTACTTCCGAACCCGCCTGTACCGCGTTTAGTATTATTCCATTCCTCGTCTGTACCAGTAAAATCTCCGAAATGCGCTAAGACAATTGGAGTAATGACTAATTGGGCAATTCTCGTCTCTTGAGCATTAATAACATATGGTGTTCCCCCATTATTTTTTAGCAAGACTTTAATGTTTCCCCGATAATCAGAGTCGATGACGCCAACGGAGTTTGCTAGTTGAATGCCGATCTTACCCTGGCTGCTACGATTATATACAAGCCCGACGAAACCCATCGGAATTTGAACGGCTACTCCTGTATCAATCAAACTTTGAGTTCCAGGATGAATGATATCATAGCTATTGCTAAAAAGGTCTGCTCCAGCATCTGAAGGGTGGGCACGCAGTGGCCGCAAGCTAGGGTGTTCTGCTCTAATGGCTACATTAGTTTGCATAAAGATAGGTATTGTCACGTTAGGTAGCCTTCTAAGGTTGAGTCGAGATTTCTACAATTTTCTTCACCAATGGCCTCTTCACAGTATGTGACCAAATCCATTAGTTTATAGTTAAGCATTAAGCCTTCAGCTCCAAATTCATTTAGTGCTGTGATATATTTATACCGACTACTAATAGGTAAGTTGGCAATAATATCATAAGCGCTTCCATATTCTTGGATTAGCTGGAGGGCACGTTTCGGGCCTACGCCTGGAACGCCGAGTACATTATCTCCGCTATCTCCCATGAGACACTTAATACTAACATATTCTTCTTGGGTACAATCGTAGTGATCTGACCAAGTATCATGGGTAACTTCTTTACGAGTAACATAGCTAAAGCGACTAACTCCAGGAGCAACAAGTAAATCCCAATCCTTATCTGAGGAAATTAGCCAGATCTGCTTTAGATCAAATTTCTTCCTTTGGCTGACAATATAAGCTGCAATATCGTCTGCCTCAACGCCCGGAAAGCGAGCGACTGGATAGACGCCTTCATTCTCATAGCAAGCAAGTATTTCCTGGACTTCCGCGAAGAAGGCCTCAAAAGCTTCTTTCTCGTCTTCGGTTTGGTCTGCATATTTATCTTTACGATTCTGTTTATAGATCGGGCTAAGGGCTTTGCGATAGGAGCTTGAGCCCATATCGCCCGTGATGATTAGCTTAGTAGTTTTATAAGACTTTTTAAGACTATCTACAGTACGCATATAGTCTGTACAAAACCCTACTGCACCACTGTGCTTATACCTAAAAGCTAAATTCAACGAATCAATAATCATTAACGTAGATTCGTCTGCTTTAGTAAGTTGTGTAAATGTTTTTGTCATTAGTTATTATATCAATTTCTGAATGATTATACAAGTATAAATTTAGGTTTCTCATGTTTAACGAAGTCATCAAGTAGTGAGACGTTAAAGTAGTGATCCTTGGCGCAAATTGATATAAACCTAAAGTCTCCGGTAGGTAGATCGTTAAACGCACAGAATATCTTTGAGCGATCGTGTTTAAAGATAAGCAGCGGAATTTTACTAACCTGCTCACCCTGCCTAACAGCTTGTTCCCACCACATTAGTAATATGGGGTCTTTAGCCGTTAGGATACTACTAGTCAAATGGTCTTCTGCGTAGTGTTTAACTTCTACTGCGTAAAGGTTCTTTTCGTTAGGAACGTACAGATCGCCCTTGAGCCCATGTTTAGGGTCTAAGGCACCTGAGCTAGGTACTCGTTCCCAGGTAAGTCCCGTCAGGGTACGGAGCTGATCTCTAATTTGAGTCTCTGCTCGAGCCCCTTTAGCTCTAGGGTCTACTGCCATTATTCTATCCTTGATACGTTTTTCTCTTTAACTACTTGTAGTTTTTCTAAGAGAGGGTGGCTAAAGCCATGACTAATGAGGAAGGTATTAAGATTTTCTTCTCGTAAGAGTACTTCAATTAACTTTTCCTTACCTTCTGCGTCTAAGTTCTCCACCGTTTCGTCAAGTATGAGAAGATTCGTTCTAGAATTAGACAGAGTTTGCATGAGCTTTCGAATCGCCAGCAAAGTTGCAACGTTAACACGAGCACGTTCACCACTAGAGAGAGCAATGATATCCACGTCACGACCATTATCAGTAATGATAACATTTAATTTGTCCGAACTAGCAATTTTAAAAGATAGCTGAAATCTACCATCAGCGAGTTCGCCAAGGTATTCGTTAGTTAATTCTTCTAGATCTTTGACTAAGCATTCAATTTTATAAGCTACTACGCCTGTTGTGGAGAATGTCTTAACTAGTACTTGAAGATGTGAAAGTTCTGTAGCTTTAGTAGCCAACTCTAGGTTATGTACTTCTAACTCATCCCGCATATCTTGTAGCTGGTCTGAGATTACAGTAACTTTAGCATTATGTTCTGATGCAGTCTTATTCTTAGCACGTACTTTAGTAATAGCTATTAAGATCGCATCAATACTAGCTTGTAGTACGTCTATCTCTTTAGCCACAATATCTTTATCTAATAAAACTTTTGGCATCTTTAGATCAATTAAAGCATGATACTTTTCGATCTCTAGAGTCTTCTTACTATAAGCATCCCACTTAGTAGTGGATTGGTTAGCTTTCTCAATTTCGTATTCTAAGCTAACAATAAGATTCTCAATATTAGCCTTCTTACCTTCAAATTGAGTAACCATAGAAAACATAGTACTATTATCAATATCCTGTGTACAGGTAGGACAAGTACTAGTAGGGCCAGTACACTTTGCTTTCAAAGTAGCACCGTCTTTTAGTTCTCGCTGTAGGCTTAATAAGTTAACTTTAAGTTCATTAGTTGAATCAGTACTAGGAGGTCTTGGAGGGGCTATACCTAGTACTATTGCGGCGATTAGTTCTTGATACTTATTATTTGAAGCAATCTTTTTATTAATAGCCTCAATATTAGCCAACTCAGTACCCATAGAGGCAACTTCAGCAGTTAAACTAACTGGAGAATCTAATTCGTCTTCAATAACTTTAAGCGTTAAGTCTTCTTTTTCATACTTAGTAAGCCAGGTACGTACTGTACTAACTTTAGCTTCTAACTTATCTACTTCTTTAGACACACCTGCTGCAAGTTCTTTAAAAGTATCTGCAGCCCTAGTATATACGCCTAAGTTAAGTAGCTCAATTAAGAATTTTTTGCGAGCAGTATCTGTTGCTGTAAGAAACTCCAGGGAGCCAACTGAACTTTGATAAACAATTTGGGAAAATGTCTTATGGTCATAACCAATGATGTTCTCAATGGTTTTGTAAGTACCAGTAGCAGTGTGTGAACTAATGTCAACTCCATCCCTGGTAAACTTAATTGTACTGGCTGTGCTGGTTCTTGAAGTTTTAATAACATATTCTATTCCGTCTTTATTAAAGTCTAACTCAATAGTATAATTCTTGTCGCTAATATAGCGATTAAGAATGTCTGCTTTTTTGATCTTTTTGGAGTTCTGATTATATAGAACTTCCTCGATAATTAAAGCAATGGAGCTTTTACCGTGACCGTTCTTTCCCACTAACTGTGTTAAAGGGCCACCATCTAGCTGAATAATGTTATTAAGACCATAGGAGAACGCGTTCCCCCATCTTAGTTGTTTAAATATAATCATTCTACGACAATCTTTTCCATATTGTTATTGAGAACCTGTAATACATCTTCTACTGTACTATCCGATAACTGAAGAATATACGAGAGGTACTCTCTAACTTCTTCTTGTATCGTCATTTTAGGGTCTAGTATTAGAGCTGTATCAGTCTCGCGTTTAACAACTTTCTTATCTATTAAGCTACTATCTGCTAGAGCGCCTAGCTCAGCCATATCACCTTCAATCTCGTAGATTGTATGGTGGTAGTCTGTAGCAGGCATATCTTCGCCAGCTTGAATTGTTTTGCGTAAAAGTTGTGGGAGAGTTAACTTTACCCACGTGTGCTTACCAGTGTCTGTATCAAAAACAATAACCCCAGTATCCACCACGTTACGGTGAAAGCTAGTAGTACAAGGGCTGCCAGGGTATAAGATATTACGTTGCGAATTTTCATAAGAGTGTAGATCTCCTGCTAGGACGACCTTCCACTTATCAAATAAAGTAAGGTCTACTTCTGCTTTTACATGAGGCGGAATTTCTCCTCGCACATGGGTAAATAAAATATCGCCCCGTAACATACTAGGGTTCTTCTCAAATTCTTTTAGCTTATTATATGGAACAAAATCCATATTATCAATAGTGTGGAAGTCATCAATAACTTCCACTAGCTTATTAAGTCTATTAGTACTACGCTTTAGATAACTAAAGAATGTAGTATCTTTCTTTAAGGCTTCGTGATTTCCTGCATAAATAATACAAGGAATACGAATAGAAGATACTAGATCAAAATAAACTTCTAATTCATCCATAGTGGGCATACGATCAAATACATCACCACCTAATACTATCATATCGCAGTCTTTTTGAATTACTGATAACTGCGTAATGAAGGTTTCATATCTTTGCTTAGCCCATTCAATAGGTACATTCTTCTGACCTAGTTTTATATGAATGTCTGCTGTAAATAGTATTTTCATTTTTATAGTGCAAAAAGCCCCCACATATTTCTACGTAGGGGCTGCTGTTAATTAAGCTGAAAGATCGGCAACGGACTCTGCATCAGTACCTTCGGCTGCTTCATCTTCTGCACCAGAAGTAATACGATCTAGAGTCGTTTTTACTTCTTCAGGGGTAGCACGGATGAATTTAGCATCAATGGTAACTGCTTCTGCAACAGCAGCCAATTCGGCTTCTGAAAGAGCACGTTTCTTGCAACGCAATACTGAGAGTGTGTACTCAACATTGAATGGCAGTGGGCCAGTCTTCTGACGCTTGAACACAACATCCCAACCCTCGGAAGGGCTAGTAGGGTCGCCAAGGTCTTCTGCTGCGGAGCAGATCTGCTCAAACAATTTCTTCTTCAAGTTCAGCACTACTACTTTACCATCAACTAGAGCATTAACGCTGTAGCTCCATGAGCACTTCTTATCAGGGAAGTAGGCAGGTACGTGATCAACTTCTGCGTTTGTGAATTTTTCTTTTTCACGGTCGAATGCCAAGCACTCAACTGGAATATCTTTATTATTGCTGCCTTTCAACCAGTATACATAGCGGGGAAGAATACCTCCAACGATACGAACTGTGTTTTCGCCATCTTTGTAAGCGTAAGACTCAAACGAATTCTTAACTGCTTTACCTTTAGTTGCTGTGAATGCTAATGCCATATTTGCCTTTTTGATTTCTATTAAAGAATACTACTCATATTTAAAGAGTATTTCTGATTGTGTTATAATTAATAACGGATTATGTTTTATCGCTGAAAGTACTATATCTGGATAATACGACAACTGTAGTGCTTTGCTATGATATTGCTTATAAAAGCTATAGTCTCTCCGTGCAGCTAACTTAACATATTGTAGCTTATAAAGAATATCTGTTGACTTATCGTTAAACAAATCAACAGGGTTCAATAAGAAGCTACTACCTGCTAAGGAGACTTTACTTGGTTTATACTTTGAATACTTACTAGGAAGACGTTTCGAGTAGTGATACTCGAGCATTGTCATAAACTTATTAGAGTCTGTACCTGCTTGCGCTTCTAAAGTTATCAAGTTAAAAAATAAAGTCATAATGCCTTTGGAGAACATCTATTATATCAAAATTTGCACACTATCGCAAGCGTAAATTTTCGTTGCCTTACTTACGCTCCTACTACTGTCCAGCCTTTACGCGCATAGAATGCTTGTCTGTCCTTGTTCTGTTTCCTATCGCTACCACCACTAAAATTCATATCAAGAACTAGAGGTTCTAACTTATTTTCATGATTACGCATGATACGACCAACGATTTGCTCTAGCAGCGCGTCGTTGGCGATTGGCGCAGCTAAAATTACGCAGCTAAGGATATTAACGGAGATACCTTCGGAAAAGATCTGCCTGCTTCCAGCAATGCAACTTTTTTCGCCGGATTCAATTTGACGCTTGAGTTCAGTACGTTCTTCATAGGTTGTACCACCAGTAATGCACACACACGAGTCACCAATTAATTCTCCTACGTTTTGTAAAAATTCTACTCTATCAGCAATAACTAAGACCTTGTGGCCTTTTTCCATTTGCATACGCGCAGCATGGGCAATAAACTTCTGATAATCAGGATCATACAATAAGATATTCATCTTCTTGACCCAAGGCTCGCCCTGTGCCAGGGAAATTCCTGTCTTCACAATACGCACACTAGGTGTCATAGTATTACTAGCAGGAGGTTGATGTACTTTATGACCAAAGAAGTCTTTGAAAAGTACGTGTTTCCCATCTTTACGAATCATAGTACCACTAAGGCCAATCTTATACCTAGCATACATACCATCAATGAAAGTCATGAAAGTACTAGCAGGACAGTGATGCGCCTCGTCTACGATAATAGTACCAAATTCTTTACTAATCTTAGGGATAATCTTAGTAAGAGTCTGGATATTACCGATTACGATACTATGGTCAATATCGAACTTACCAGAGCCTATGATACCAACAGGCATCCCATAAAGTTTTTCAACTTCATCAGCCCACTGGTCACGTAGCATAGTGTTGTGGCACACGACTAATGTCTTCTGCCCTAGCTTTCTAGCGATATGCAAAGCACAAAAGGTCTTACCCCAGCCAACCATAGCATTAATAAAACACATATCATCAACGGCATCGTACACAATTTGCTGTGCTGGCAACATTTCCAATTTTGGAGTCGGAAATGGCAATTCATGTAAAGTCCGTTTATCAATGATTTCAAACCCTACAGGGATTAGATCAGGTCTGCCTATTGGAATAGACATAACAGTTTTACCAATTAATTTGTAATTTTTAATAATTTCAAATTGACTGAAGTGAGTAGCACCAGGGATATTTTTTTTAATTTTGTAAGTTAGCGCACGGATTAACGATGACGTTAACTCGGGGGTAACATCCAAATAAATACGGTTTGATAATATCGCTTTAGCCATTCAATCCTTAACTAGGTGTACGTGTATTTTAAGTTTGCATCTACGTGCATTAGTAATCATATTAGCCGTACCTTTACTCTCGCTATCCCATAGGGCTATGAGAGCGTCAGCCGACTCGGCCATCTGAGCATTACGATACATACCAGCAGCTCGACTATACTTAGCCCAATCTGCGGGAAACTCTTCGACCGGAATATTATTAGCTATTGCCCACTGTTTACCTAAGTAATCAGCACCGGCTGCACCACCACATATAACTGTAGTGATATGCCAACCACATTCTGCAATCGCAAGTTCTAACAGTTTAGGGTCGAATACGGTTCTACCGCCTGCAATGATTGTTCTCATACTTAAGCTCCTTCATCCACCAAAATCTGTTAGAGTTATATCGTAGGATAAACTCTGCTCGGATACGTGGTTCTTCAATACCCTTCTCCAAGTCTTTACGGTACGCTCTTAGCCATAGCCAGCGATCTATCATTTATCTACCCCAAAGAAGTCTTTAGCAGCATTCCAGCCAGCTTGAAAAGCCTCCCACTCTAACTCGTTATGTGCAAAAGCATTTCTAAACTTCTGCCTATGTTCGCTCGTAGCTTCTAGGAATACGTAAAATGCGTCGGATTGTTCTTCTGTTTCAAAGTCGTGTTTCACACTAATCTCCATGTTTCATCATACGCTTGGTCATAGAACCCGTAAAATACGCGACTCTGGCCATAGTGTAGTACACCTGCGTGTGTCTTATCGCTAAGAGGAGCGTACAGGCTTTTGAAACGCTGTACCTCGCCCTCAACTTGAATAATTACTCCGCCTGTGGGAATTGGTATCAACTGACTAATCCTATGAAACTTTAGCTTAGCACGAGTACTACGCTTATAGTTAAAGACTTTACCAGAACTATCAATAAACCACAGTTTAGGGTCACCTAACTTAATGAGGTCACCTAAGAAGTACATGGCATTGCTAATCTTAGCTAATGGTACTTCATCGACAGATAGCTTTAGTCTCCGCCTTGCTAGCGTCTCACCTTCGACATTTCGATCATCTACTACTTTATAGCGGCTACCTGTGATCGTGTCTTCGCTTGTTTCAATCTCAAATTCTTGGTAGTAGAACACAAGCCCACCTTCTACAATGGGCTTGTGAATACCAATCTTAAATACGGGAAAGACAATCTCCGACAAGCTCGTAGCGTTTATCAAATTTTCCAAAGCTATAGTCCTGTCCGATTTCTTGGTCAATACCGATAGGAGCGCCTTTAATAGAGCACCCACGGTCTTTCTTTGTATTTCTAGAAATAATCTCGCAATACTGGTCTACATCCTCATCCTTCACTAAAGCGACGATTGAGTCATGTACTAACATAAAGATTTTAGCGTCTAGACCTTTTGCTGAGATTTCATCAGCAGTATCAATCGCGGCTAATAGATTTACGTCGGAGGCAATTGACTGGATTTCAGCATTAATTCCGGATCTAACCTCGTGGGCAGCGATCCCTTTGTCAGAGCTAAAGACATTGATAAGCCTACGCTTACGACCAAAGAAGCTATAAGTATACCCATTAGCTTCAATGAACTCTTTACGAGATTTAAGCCATCCTTTAAGCTTGCTAAACTTATCGAAGTAGGATTTAATATCATCCTTTGCTCTATCGATACCATAATATTCCCCTGTTGCCTTACTAACTGTATCAGAAACTTTCTGTGGGCCAGAGCCGTACAGAATACCGAATGAAATTGCTTTAGCAGATTGACGCATAGAACCAAATAGATTCTTAACATCCTCTACGTTACAGATCAAGTCGAAAACCATCTTAGCAATAGTACTGTGAAAGTCACCACCACTAATGAATACTTGTTGAAGATTCTTATCACCCGATAGAACAGCTGCATAGTACATCTCTGCGGTTTGCAAGTCTTGAGATACTATCTTATAACCATCGGGGGCTCGGATACATCCTTTAATAATTGGATCGTCTCGTGGAATTTGTTGCGCATTAAACTTACCTGAGCTAGATAAGCGCCCAGATGTGGTAAAAATAAGATTAAAATTTGTTCTAATTCGCGCATCTTTGTCTAACTCTGGTAAAATCTTACTAATATATGTGTTTTTAATCTTACCAAGCTGCCGTACTTTGAGAATAGCTGCTGGTAAAGGGTGTTCTTCTGAAAGTTCGGTAAGAACTTCAACGTCTGTGGAAATTGCTCCGGTTCCTGTTTTCTTACCCGTTGGTGTAAGTTTAACATAGTCAAATAGTACTTTGCGCAACTGTTGGACGGAGTTTGGATTAAATATAATTCCCGCATCGGCTTCAAAATCTTTTACTGCTTGGAAAGCGTATACTTCCTGTTTTGCTTCTAGAATCCACTTATCAAGGTAAACCTCGGCGGCGGCCATACGTTCTTTATCAATTGGAATACCTACTTCTTCCATATCCATTAGGAATAGAGTACCAGGTATTAACAATGTATTATAGACATTGAGTAGCTTCAGATTTTTCTGCACATTAGGCCAGAACTTATGAAACAGGTCAATAGTAACGGCAGTATCAATTGCAGCATACTTAGAGATTACATCAAACGGGATAAGATCATAAGTAAAGTCATCTGTGGAAACTCCATTAGATGCACAATACTGCTTCTTGAAAGCGTCTAGTTCCGAGTCATAATCACCATAATCCGTATATTTTAAAGCCAGAGGCTTCAAGCCGTGGGAGTCATTCTCATCTAATGTATAGTGCATTAGCATAGTATCATGAACACGACTACGATCAAACTTTAGTCCAAGATGATACTCGATCATTTTAATGTCGAACTTCATATTATGAAATACGGCATGGTACTTACCAATGATCTTTACTAGCATATCCATACATTCTTCGTCTAGGCAATCGGTACTAATATAAGCACCATGCTTCGATTTATAACTCATAGAAAGACCTAGCACATAACCATCACGAGGGTATAGACAAGTTGTCTCAGTATCCCATGCTACAAAGCCTTCGGCATTTTCATAAACTTCTGTCAGGAAAGTAAGTGCCTTAGCACTGTTAAGGATACCTAAGTAGTCTCCGGTGGCTTTTGCACTCGTAAGTGAGCCTTCAATGTACTTGTGGATACGATCTACAGCACGTTGAAAGTCTGGCTTACCTTCTGGCTTGAAGTGAAGCATAGCTGGATTACTAATACAGATAAACTTATCGTGCATTAGCTGACCGGCATAATTAGTAATTGAGGTAATCTTAGCGTACTCTTTAGCAGCTTCGGAACCTACTAGAATAACGAAGTCATACGGTTCAAGATCAATATCTAAGTCTACATCTTTCTTGAGTAGCTTAGTAATTGGAACCTGAGACATATGGAATAGCTCGTACTCAAACTTAAAGTATGTTTCATACTTATTTCTTGAGGGAGCTTTATCAATAATTGCAATTTTCATTTAGTATATTCTATTAGTGAATCAACGTCTTCTTGTGTAATTATACCAGGATCAGTGTCTTGCGGCAAGTTAATAATTTCTACTATGAACCCCGCTTCTTCAATTAGAGGCTTAATCTTTTTAGCCGCTTCACGTCCTGCCTCATCTCCGTCATATAGAATAAATACCTTTTCAATACCCATTACTTTATAACTAAGCATCTTATCAGATACTTCATTTAACAACTTAGAAGTGCCAAAGGTACACACTACGTTGTGCAGCCCTTTATCGTAGCAATTAAGCATATCGAATATGCCTTCTACTAATACTATATTTGTATGTTGTTCTTGAAAGCGGGTAGGGAATAAAGGTAAACTAGCGCCTGCAGGATAATTAACATACCTAGGATTACCATTACTCATCGAGTGCCTACCCACATACGCAACAGTTTTCTGTCGAATATCTGTGATAGGAAAGACAATCCTGTCTAGCATCTGCTCTACCCTATCCGTCTCAAATGCCCCGAAGTGCTTCAGTGTTTGAACACTAATATTACGGAATGTAGAAGTCATCGGTTTGGCGCCGTCAAGCGGATCAAGTCCATTTGTACTCTCCTGGAGAGCTTTTAACTTGTTTTTCAACTTAACGATACGAATCGAGATATTATTAGTTAGTAGTCCGTAGAACTTAAAAATGTTAGTCTTAAATCCACAGCTAAAGCAATGTGCTATGCCTGTGGACTTGTCAATACGGAAGCTAGGGTTAGAGTCGTTGTGCTCTGGGTTAAAACACTTAGTAACGTAGTCCTTGCCCGATATAGAGAAAGGTACGCCTTTATCTTTTAATAGTTCAAGTACTGGGTCACTCATTATGTATTCCAAGGTAGGTCAGAAGCCCCTTCAGCGGGGACAGTCTCAGCGCCTGCGCGCCTCATTTTATCTTTTGGCTTCTCTTTCTCAGGAGCAGCCGGTTTCTCCATAGATACAGGGCTAATACGTAAAGTATCCCAGTCCATGCCACTAGTGAATTTCATCTCTTTAGCACCACGAATCTTAGTAGTTTCGAAACTCATTGCGTTATCTTCTTTAGCGTTAGCTTCCATCAACAAAGCAATATCTGCTGCATCAAGAATACCTTTAGCAAAGCGTGTTTCGCCTTTGTCGTCAATCTGATATGGAGAAACCATAACAATATCGTACTTACGGGCAAGCTCTTTAAGTTTCTTAGAGATTACGATCTGCGGCTGCCAATCAAACTGTGACGCACCTTCAACAACGATCTGGTTAAGGTAATCAATAACAGCTACAGTGAATTTATCACCGAAGCGTGCTTTCATTTTACCTAAGTGTAGGTCGATACTAGTTAAGCTAAGAGCACGATCATCAATAATAACCATTTGATTATTTTCTTTGAGAGCACACTCACGTACTAGAGTTTCTTCAAACTTGTAGCGATCCCTATCTTTAACAAACTCTTTTACCAAGTGATCGGCATCGGTATACATACCTGCACGACACTTAATAACTTTTAGTAGTTCATCATCCGTTAGAGTACCATTTTTAAGATTCTGGTGGTTTACGTTCGATAGAATACTAATATTTCGCTGTAGTGTCTCATGGGCTTCCATTTCAATTGTGAAATAGATCGAAGCATTTCCAGCCTCATACTGATTAATCATTACGTTACTACACGTAATAGACTTACCTGAGCCACGCTTACCGCCAATGAGTATAAGCTCTTGCCTAGCAACGCCACCCAGTACGCTATCGAAAGTGTTATTAAGTCCAAGATGAACTCGACTTTTAGCCAATAAGTCCGGACGAACGAAAACCATGATATCGCTCATGGTATACACACCCTCAGTAGTGAGAGTTTTTTCATCTAAGGTTAGTACAATACCCGCTAAATTTTCTTTGATCTCTGTTGAGTCATATACTGGTAGTTTATCAATAAACTTATCTAGTAATAGAATACACTGATTTTGAGTGTATTGGTCAATAAGAGCATCTAATGCTACTTCTGCTGAAACATCGGTTTCATCAATTAGCTTAAGAGTGGCTAAAGTCTTCTGCGCTAACCCCTCCCTAGCTGTAGCTTCTAAGTCATCGAACGATGGTATAGTACTATGCTTGTCATAGTGCCTAGTAATTAGGCTATATACGGAGGAATAGGCAGGGTCTAGAAAGGCGAGCTTGAGCTTAGCCCAAACATCTAAGTTCTTTTCAAGTAATAACTTATTTAAGACAACTGCGCTGATATCCATTACTCTACCTTACTTTCGTTATCAATAATAACCTGTGACAAGATTTCCTCTATCTTGTAAAGGGTCTCATTACGAAGTTTCTGGATACTAGCCTGATACCCAAGTTTGTCGTCATACAACAAACCTAACTGTTCATGCGTAATAATTTGTTGTAGCCCAAAGTAAATTAGGTCATGTGGTTTAGTCGAAGAAGGCATGATCTGAATGTCTACGGCCTTGCCATAGTTATGCACTGCTTGTTTGACTACTTCTTCTCTAGTGAAGGACTCATCATCAAAATATGTAAGTGTAATTTTCATAGTATAAACTGAAAAAGGCCAGGAGCTACTTATAACTCCCGGCCTAAATTAATCTTTTAGATTAAGCTGCTTTAGCTTCTGCTTTAGCTTTCTTTGCAGCGCCATCGTAGTCTTTAACTGCGATACCGCGACGTGTAAGCAAAGTCTTCAAACCGCGTTCTGTCTTGTCAACAGCAAGTGCAATTTCAGCAACTGTCATCGTAGCGATGGCAGCACCGAGTGCAACAACTGGATCAACAGTATTCTTGGCATGGCTATCTTTTTGTGCTGGAATCTTGTCGATCTGATTCTTACGTGTTAGGCTCAAAGCCTTACCACGAACACTAGGGATGCTCTTACCAAGAGTAACAGCGATTTCTTCGATAAACTTACCAGCTTGAGCCATCTTGATAAAAGTGGTCTCTTCTGCTTCTGAGTAAGTACGTGCAGCTTCTACTTTTTCAGCAGGCTTAACGCTACCAGTCAACTCAAGAGCAAGCAACTTGCCTTGAATTTGTTTAGCACTAAAGGTTCCGCCTTGGAAGTTTTCAGCGATATCTTTGTAAGTCATTTCACCGGCATTGCGGCCAACGAATGCTTGCAAAGCCTCACCTTGTTCAGGGGTGAATGCAGAAACTTTTTCTTTTGCCATTGAAGCAACTTCACGGTCTAGTTGACGCAGTTTGGAAGCAACGGAACGTACGGTTACGCCCAAGGCTTCGGCTGCTTGCTCAACCAGCGAGACACTCACTGGGTTTGCAGTTCCTGCGATAGACAGGAGTTGTGCAACAGTTTCGTCAGACCATTTTTTAGCTTTTTCAGTCATTTGTATTTTCTTTCAGTAGATCGTTTAGATCAGTTATAATTGTGATACCGTATTGAACGGCTTTTTCTCTTTTACTTGACATTTTGCCTTCTTCGTCCACTAGAAAATCTGTAGTTTTGGTTACAGAATCTACTAGAATGAAACCTGCTGCTAGGAGAATACTCTCAGCGTCGGCTTTCTTCTTGAAGGACTTTAATTTACCAGTAATACAAACACGTTTTGCATTTATGTCCGCTACTTGAACTTTTGTTTTGAATGAAAAAGGAAGGAACTCTTTCATTTCTGGGTACTCAAAACTAACCCATTCTAATAGATTAGCTGTAACCTTTTCACCTAGACCTGCTATCTTGCAAGTTTCCTGAGTAATTTCGTCAATTGAACTAACTACTGCTGCTATCTTGCCTGAGGCTGTTCCACCTACAAGAGGTATGGAGAATGAAGCAATAACAGTGGCTAGGTCAGCTGACTTGGCTCTTTCGATCTCATCTAATAGCTTATCGGCTACTTTAGCTCCTAATGCATCAACAACATGGTCTCTATCAAGATAGAAGATTTCTGTAATGTCTGCTAAGTTTAGCTTCTCGATAGTCTTAGGGCCAAAACCTTTGATCTGTAAAACTTTACAAAAATGCTCAAGTTTCTTTCCCAACTGAGCAGAGCAAGCTGTATTACGACAAAATAACTGAGCGTTAATGAGTTGTAGTTTATATGAGCAAGCGGGGCAGTTAGTTGGAATTTCAATCTTTTGCATAGTTTTATCAGTTTAAGTATCTATTATAATCCAAAATGGACTGCTTTGCAAGCCTATTTTTTCTGTCCCAGGGGTACAAAATATTAGGCATCTACTTTATGTAGCACTTGTGGAATAATCATTCCTGCTAAGGCAACCGCAACTGTATCACCGATACAGATACCTAGAGCCTCGATAAAGTCTTGATTATTAAGAGTGGCACGACTTACTAACTTATCTCCGATCATTACAGGGGCTAGGATAGCTACTGGAGTTACTTTACCAGACTTTCCAACACCCCACTCAACAGCAAGAATAGTAGTTTCTACAGATTCTTGCCGATCCTTTTTAGCATAAGCACCCCGTGGATGCTTAGAGGTAAAGCCCATTGCATTAAACGCATCATTATTGTTGATACGAAAAACAAGGCCATCACAAGGATAAATATTATGAAGATCATTAGCGAATACTGTATCAAAGCCCATTCCCGATAACTCACGCATATCTTCGTCAAAAGTTGGCCTTTGACTAGGAAAGATGCCATAAGCATAAAAGCTAATGGCACGGGTCTTGAAGTCCTCTACATCCTTGAGATTGAGAGAACCTGCTGCATAGTTACGACTATTAGGGACATCCTTGGGAGCCACTACTTCGCCTATAACTTGAAAGACCCCGAGACAGTTATCAATATTAATAGGAGCTAAATCTTTACGAGCAATGAACTTATTAGTAATATCAGTACCTTCGATACCATCTCCGCGAGTTAAGGCTTGAACTAAGACACCATCAACATACAACAAACTAACGGCTGCACCGTCAAGTTTAGGAGTAGTAACGACATCTAGCTTATTGCCTGCTAGTGGAGAGACACCTTCGTCCTCATAATACTTCTGTAGAGAAAACATCTGATGATAATGTGGCTTAACATTTTCATGCTGCCTAGCGCCCACTTTAGAATACCCAGAAGTATCTGCAAGACGATCAAACGCCTCATCAGAGATTATTGGATTTCCAGCATAGTACGCTGCGGCTGCTGTATCAAGATATTGTTTAATCATATTCATAACCTATATTATATCAAATTAAGCAGGCTGTTGCAAGTGCAAAAGTTTATCGCTAAAGTACTTATTGATAGTTTCAACGGACTCTTCTTTTGAACAAATCTCCATTAGCCCGTCAAGTAGGCTAAAGATATTATTCATCGAAGCTTCCATAGAGATACCTTCGCGACTAGCCTGGTAGTCGCCCTCATATGTCATGAAGTACTTGCGAATATGTATGTACTGCTTGCCACGGAATTCATTAACTACTAGACGTAGCTGATAGAATTTGTCTTGGTTATCATAGATTAACTTTTCGTAAAGGTCATCTGATTGTGGTTCTTGTGTCATTTTAGGCATTACCCATAGGTTAAGAGGCCCAAAACTAATACTAGGCCAGGTTATCATTAAATACGTACACCAATTGTACGAAGATGCTCTAATGAGGCAAGCTCATAAGCTTCCTGATAAGCACTTTGCTGCCACTTCTCGCCTAATAGATAGATTCGATAAATCCAGCCTAGCTTAGGGTGAGCTTGTTCTGCGTCGATACGTGCTGTAGAATCATATCTCGCTGAGTAGACGACTTCCCCAACAGTAAACCGATCACGCATTGCTCCATCAGGGATGAGTCCCGGACTAAAGTAGTCGTGGGAAGTTTTCCGAACTGGCACATCGTACTTCTCAAGAATAGCCTTGATAAAAGCTGAGCCTCGGTAAGTTGCTTTGCTAATGGCATCTATTACACTTCCTTCTAGATATTCCTGAATAACATAAACGATCTCGTCCTGAGTAGCGGGCTTGCCACGAAGGGCAGCGCGTCGACTTGCATCGCGTGCGTTCTTCTCTTGATAAGCACTAATAAGGTTATCAAGACGAGTTGTATTATATGCGATACCTATGATAGCACAGGCATCCTTCTTAGTCATCTTAGGTGTAGCTTCGAACCCAGCAATCACGCGATCGAGATTAGCTGGAGTCAGCAAGTCATTTTCTTTATTTGCGCGTGTTGCCATTGTTTTCTCCGTTTAAGTGATAATTATACAATAACTAAGGCTTAGGGTCAAGTTAGAGTTTAGCAAGGTACAGCTTAAGGTCTTCATATCCACCTATATACTGCTTGCAAGGTGAGGCAGTCTTACCTGTAAATCTATGGAAGATTTGAGGCATAGTTCTAGCTTCTGGAAGCATAGCTTTAAATTCAGCTACTGATACGTAATTGCAGTCTGTGTTTTTAACTTGACCCTGGTCTAGCTCAATTTCTACGTAGTCATGCCCCGTGCTAGTAATCAGTGTTTTTGAACGAACACAGTAAACGCAGTTGGGTTTTGAGTATATAATAAACATAGTTTAAAATGAAAAAAGCAGCCGAAGCTGCTTTAATTATGCCAATACTTTGGCAAAGTAAGCTGCGGCTTTACCCGTCAACTTAGAGAGAACGTCTTCATCAATCTCAGCACCTTTATTTTCGATAAGGGTACGAAGATCAGCAATCTGTGACTCTTTAGAGACGCGGGGAGCTTTATCTCCACCTGTAGCAGTCTTAGTCTTGCTTGGGGAAGCCGATGCTTCTTTCTTAACGTATACGCCTGCTTGCACAAGCACCATACGCACGCCATTAGCACTTTGGGACATTTCTTCAGCAATTTGCTTAATCAACTCCGTTGAGTTCTCTGGGGTTGGATTGCCACCAGTGTAAGTGTCAATTGCGTTTTGTTTGTCTTCGTCAGTCCATGCCATTTGTGATTCCTAGTTGTGTTTAAAGATTAATTATACAAGATAATTGGATGAGATTCAAGTGAATAATTGGTAACGCTACGCGGAATCGAACCGCGCTTTACTGGATGAAAACCAGTTATCCTAACCGATAGATGATAGCGTCATATCTTAGCATACTTCCCATGTCAGGTGCTCCTGATTACCCGTGGAAGGTGTGACTAGTACTACTCCACATATATGAATTAAGTGGCGAAAAGTATGCTAAGATATAATACCATATAGAAACATTCTGTGGGACTTGAACCCTTGAGTTGCCCTATCTTCCTGGCTGGTTCTTGCTGTGGTCGACACTTAGCAAGATTATCAGTTATCCAGTGTAGCTACTCAGAATGCTTGTATATGGTGCCCCCTGTCCGACTCGAACAGACCACCTACTGCTTACAAAACAGTTGCTCTACCGGATGAGCTAAGGGGGCGGATGGAAGCATTTATAGTCGCTTGCCTTAGACTACGAGATCATAGCGTGTCGGAAACAACATTGTCCATGCATTTAGGATTGAATCGACGATAGCGATACTTGAGATCGTATTGTTCTTCAACTGCCCCAAGAGCGATTAGATAGTCATTGTACGCATTGCTACAAGCTTCACCAGCAGCGCCTTGTTCTTCTTCGCTAAGCTCAGAAAGATCAATGCCCTCATACATGGTAGTAGGCTTGAGCATGACAGCTAGTACTCGATTTGATGTAGAGTTGTCTGCTTTAGTGTATTTAAAAGTAATAATGTTCATGGCTTAATTATACAATAATATTGGTTTAGGGTCAAGACAGAATTTCTTACTGTCCCGATTGTTCTAAAGATTCGCTGAACAAGTGTTTATTATACAAGATAAAGCAGCGTACTTCAACTGCAAATTTTTTAATCTTTATCAAAAAGCCCGTCGTACAACGAACTTTTAAACTTATCACCCATACTAGGGATGACGCAACTAAGAAATACAGCAGGGGCTAGTATAACTGTTAGCACAAAGAAAATAAGATACATTATAAACTTATTTTCAATATGAAAGCCTTCAGAGATTCTACGCTGCATAACAGGCGTTAGAATTTCGTATACGGCAGTCATACCAGTAGTAATAGCAAGGATAAAGTATATATAGACTAAACTCATGCTCCAGTTCTCATATTAACTCTGGCGAGAATCGAGAAGAAGTCTTTATCAGCAGCAGGCTTAATTTTATACGTTAAAGCAACTGGGCCGGGTTTTTGTAGTGCCGCTCGGGCAACATCTGCATTAGAACTCATAATAGCGGGATCAAAGCGCCCGGTGAACTCTTTAATTATCTTAGCAGCACGAATCCAGCTAGCACTCCAAGGACGAGTAACTGGAGTCTTGCGCCGATACACCATCTGCTTTAGAGCATTTTTAATTTGCTCATTGTTAGGCTGGGCTTTTAATGCTCGCTCAAGTTTCAGCTTACGATTCTTTTCCCATTTACGTCCGGCTTTGTATACAGTAGACTGTTTCTCTGCTGATTTACTTTTAGATGCACGTGCCATTTTCTTTCCTTTTTATTATAATTATGTTACCAGCTGTATGCGGCCAGGATAATTCATCAACTGATATCAATCCTGCATCCTGTAAATGCGCCAATAATAGTATGATATAGCTATTATTGACTATTTTAGATGTATGTCTAAGTATTATAGCTCGCATTTCATCAGCGGCCAAAAGACCTAATATCGAACCTTCCGGAGATATTAGGTCTAGTAATTCTGGTATTGGGTTAGACTTCTGCGCCATAGCACAGTTCAGCCATCAAGTCTTCTTGGTAGGCTGCTTTACATTCTGTATACTCGGCGATACGAGTAAGCATTGCAGCCATACCAGCAACATCAAAGATGTCAATTGGAATAGTACGGCCGATATTATCAGTAATGGTAATCATTTCGTCTTCAATGAATTCTACTTGATAATCAAAGAATGTACCTGAGTTGCTCTGAAAGCATCCCTCGGTATCTTGGTATTTAAGTTGGGATGGGCCGGTTGGGCAGACGAGAAATTTCATTAGTAATACATTCTATAGTTGAGGAAATAGGGATAGGTTTATTCTGTTACGAGGAAAACCTATCAAAACCCTAAGCGGCGTTTAGGCGGCTAATGCGAACTGTGTGTCGTTTGCGTTTACTTTGTTTGCTTGATTAACGATCATCGCCTATCGTGTTGCCGTCTCTACTATGTCTCGCTGTCGAAAACCAGTGCAGCCCCATCAAAAACATACTACCGTGGATCATCCCTAAGTACTTACTGAATTCTACAGTCGGGTGGTATGCTTATGGTGGAGCTGGCGGGATTCGAACCCGCGTCCAACAAGCCTTCATTTTGAAGGAATTACAACAATTTTGGTGGGCCGACTTGGAATTGAACCAAGACTCAACCGATTATGAGTCGACTGCTTTACCATTAAGCTATCAGCCCTATTTGGTACGAGAGACGGGACTCGAACCCGTATGCCCATTACAGACGAGAGATTTTAAGTCTCTTGCGTATACCATTTCGCCACTCTCGCAGTTATTAGATTACGCTATAGAAAGCAGTAAAAGAGGTTTTAACGGCATAGCTAAGATTATCTAGCATATAGCTTTTAAGAATAGGAAGTTCAATGGTCTCACCATCGAAAAACTTCTCAAGAGCTACAACTGTACCAACTTTTTTATTGAAATGATCTTCAACGCTACAAGTAGCTACTGCAACTTGTACCATACGACCAGTGCCGTACTTAGATGCTACTTTATAGGCAACAGTAAGTCCGCCCTTTTCGCCGTCATTAAAGATATGAACGATACCAATGTCCTGCTCTTTAGCAGATTCCATTAGTTCGAACCGGTAATTCTTCATAGCGCTGTTAAGTCCTGAAACAAGGAATGCAGTAGTAAAGTTATTCAATTCTGGGAAGTCTAGTTCTACTTCTTCGAAGTCAGCATCATCGTTAGCAATAGGCTGTGCGCCTGGCATAATCTTTGGGAAAGGCCAAGCATCGGTTGTTTGTGTTTTCATATTGTAATTTCGTTTTCTAAGTAATAATTATATCAAAAATCAGTAGACATTTCAAGTCTATATTTTATCTTCTTTTTAGCTTCTTCTAGGCTAATAGGTATATATGCAATTCGTTCCATACATACACTAAGATATCTGGGGTCTGGGCTGCCATTTAGCATTACTTGGTTAGTATGTAGATGACCATGTACGTTAGCAATCCAACGGCCAAGGCTATCCACATGGACAGGGATATGAGTAAATAGGAGTCCACTAAACTGATGTGATCCGCGAACGTCCTTAAAGTACTTTTCATACTCTGTAAGTTTTTCCTGATCGTGGTTGCCTTTAATAAGTACTTTTTCACCATTTAGTCTACTAACTACTGCTAGGTTTGTTTTGGTAAAGGCTACGTCACCAAGGAAGTAAACTTTATCTTTGGGAGATACGACGAGGTTATGGTTTTCAACCATTCTTTCGTCCATCTCTTCAACTGAATCAAAATTACGAACCCTTTTACCGTCAGCATCAGTAAAGGTTAAGATATTAGCGTGCCCAAAGTGATGGTCGCTGCATAGAAAGATATTACTCATAAAAAATAGCCGCTCTAGGCGGCTTTGTTAGTGGCGATGTGTGGGGGAATCGAACCCCCATCTTCGGATAGACAATCCGAGATAATAACCATTATATGAACACATCTAAATTTGGAGCGAGCACCCAGGATTCGAACCTGGAAAAAGATACTGTATAGTGGACGCCTTCACCTTAACAGTTTGCAGATGCCATCCCTGCTCTCACTTCGTGCCGCAATTGGTACAACCTGTTGGAATCGAACCAACTTCAACGGTTCTTCAAACCGCCGCTATAACCATATCAGCTAAAGTTGCGTATCTGGTAGTTCCTGTCAGATTCGAACTGACGACCTACGCCATGTAAAGGCGACGCTCTAACCAGCTGAGCTAAGGAACTTTATGTGGAGCGGGATATCAGAATCGAACTGATGACTGGAGATTGGAAATCTCTAGTTTTGCCATTAAACTAATCCCGCGAAAATACTATATCTAGTATATCTAGCTTTCTTTCGTCTGATAAAGTAGACCAGTCTTCTATTTCTTCTAGAGTACGTTTGCAGCCAGTGCAAATTCCCATAATATTAATTCTACAGACTTGAATACAAGGAGACTCTATCATCGACGCATAGAAGCAGCATCCATTGCCGCTTCTTTACTAAATACTGGCTGCAAGCAGCTCTTGTGAATAATTGAAATACCGATCATCTTGTCACCAGTATATACTGGAATCTCTTTAGCAGAGGTTAATCCTCCTGGAGTTACAAGACTAGGAATATATTGGGTCTCACGGTCGCCTGTACGGGATGGTGAGACTGAGTAGAGTTTGAATTGCTTTTTCATGTAATTATTATAACAATATTAAGCAATGGCTTCAAGTAAAAAATTGGGTTGGAGTGGGGAATCGAACCCTCCCTAGCTGTTTCACAGACAGCGGTGCAACCATTACACTAACAGCAACTTAAAATGGAACGTCTTCAAATCTAATAGACTTATACACTTCGTCTTCTTCCTGCTGATCTCTAGGGTCGTAACCTACTTCCATAGAATCAGCAGAGAATTTAACAGACAAAGCATCAATGACAGATTTATCAAACTTAATACCTTTAGTGACCATGAATCTAAGATAATCGTCGTCCATATCAATAATAGAGTCTACTCGGCAGTTTACATACTTGCCGAAAGTAATGAAGTCGGTTAGGTTTAGGGACTTTTTAATTGTAGAAAATGTTTTAGCCATATAATAATATAGTAGGACTACATAGTAGATAATTACCTTCGGTACAACCCTAAGAACTAATATACTATTATATGGCCTCTCCCGAAGGAGAGGTGGTAGTAGGTACAGGATTCGAACCTGTGACCAATTGCGTATGAAGCAACTGCTCTACCGACTGAGCTAACCTACTAAGGTCGTGTGGCTTCTTCTAAGGCTTGCAACGCGTGCATTGCCTTAGAGCGTTTTTCCATACGAACAATGACTTCATCAACATCCATCCACATATCCCTATTATCTAGCAGAGATTGAATCTCTACTGGTGTAAGGAATTCTTCGTAGATTTCATTAAGAAGTCGTTCTGACCATTTACGCTCATGCTGAATCTGTCCGTACATTTCTCCACCCTTGCCGAATGTTCCACCACTATAGTTGTGGAACATAAACATAGAGTGAGGAGTTACCTCGAACTGATCTGCACAAAGGAAGATCATAGTAGCAGCACTCATACAAGCGCCCTCTACTGAACAGATAACTAGAGCTTCGGTTTCTGAAAGAACCCGCATGAACTGGATACCTGTAAACATATCGCCGCCGAAGCTATTGATATAGATTTTTACTGTGTCATCTGGCTTACAGTGACGAATAGTATCAAACCATTCGATGTAAGTTTCTGGGCTATCAATTTCGCCTGAGATATAGAACTCATAGACATGGGAAGATGCCTTTGGTTCAATCATTCCGCCATTTGAAAAGTTAGAAAGTTTAATGTCTTTACTCATTAGTTATATTATAGTTAGTGATAAAAACATGGAATCAGGTATTGGAATCTAACCAATCTAAGGAGATTTGCAGTCACCTGCCTAAACACTCGGCTAACCTGATAAAACTGGCGGAAACGGTGAGATTCGAACTCACGGGAGGGATAAACCTCCGCTAGTTTTCAAGACTAGTACCATAAACCGGGCTCGGTCACATTTCCTGAATTGGTTGCGGGGGAAGGATTCGAACCCCTAGAGAAGGCTTATGAGACCTCTCGATCACCTGAATCCCCGCGTTATTAGTTGCTAGGTTTCCACTAGCATCCACCTCGTTTTAGAGTCCGCGTGTCCTGGACTTGTCTGGCTACCCACCAAGGACTCGAACCTTGACTAAGACTTTTGGAGAGTCGCGTGCTGCCATTACACTAGTAAGTAAAATTAGTGAAGGCTTATTACCTTCGGATATGTCCGTAGCCTAAGGTTTAGAGTTGCAACTCCCTTAGGTTCACTGGTAAATTCCAGGTTAGTACCGTATGTTGTATCTTGCAACAACCAGAGGGCCGGACGACGCTGGTACCCTCACCTAGGATCGAACTAGGGACCAACACCTTATCAAGATGCTGCTACTACCGCTGAGCTATGAGGGTGAAATGGCGGAAAATATAGGAATCGAACCTATCGGCCCATTTCTGAACGAAGGCTTAGCAAGCCTCTGCCGCACCTTGCGGCACATTTTCCTTATTTATTTATACTGATCTTCTAGTAAGTGATGAATGTTTTCCCCGACACAGTCTGGGATAGGCCCAGGAGTTGTATCTTCTTTAGTAGGGTTTTGAATATGGATAGCTGCTGCGGCTGCTTTACAAGCTGCTAGTGTATCAAATACACAGCTACCATTAGCACCATACTTCCACTTACCATTAGAGCATTTCATACAAGGCATTTTAACATCCTGCAATTTGTTTAAATAGTACAGACTGCTCAGCAGTCTGCGGCTTAGGGTGGCACAAGAACATGATATTTTTTAATAAAATTTTATTTTCATATGTACTCATCTCTTGTGCCGAAAACTTCTGGAAAGCCTTAGCTAATCCACGCTTAACTTGATTACTAATAGGGCTTACACCTTCTGACCAGTATAAATTAAGGAAAATGCCCATATCACTGGGTGTAGTAATATGGGAATTCAGTGCCTCTGCACTAAGCTTATTAGTGCGGGCTAACTCTCTACAATTGATTAAACCCATTCTGGATCATACTTTTCAATTGCTGCTTTAATAGCAACTTCAACAAACTGGTTGAAGCTAATATCTCTTTCATGAGCTGCTTTAGCAAAGGTCAAAAAGTCCTCGTCGCTCATATCAACTTGAATTACAACTCGTGTATCGTACTCGGTCTTATTGACGATACCTTCTAGCTTTTCTAGCATATCGTAGTTTACGTCAATAGTAGTATATTTAAAGCCAAAACCTGTTTCATCTATACCACGCTTAGCGTGCTCAGCATTAAAGGCATCTACAAAGGATGGGTTAATCCAACGATACTGTCGCTCATTGACCTCATCAAATACCGTAACCTCAAAGGCTTCTTGAGTACTAGGGTTAAAGGTTACTGAAGCCTCATAATGTCCTTCGACCCAAGAGTCGATAGTATACACGTCGCTACCAAAGCAGTCCCAAAGGAAGTTACTGCCGCCAGTAATTTTATACTTAATGACGGGGAGAAATTGTTGAAGTGTAATCATTGCGGTTTCTTTCTTAATATAAATTATTATATAATAAATCGGATTAAGATTCAAGTCTAAAAATGTGTGGCTCCGACCGCTGGAATCGAACCAGCCTTCAAGGATTAACAGTCCTCTGCCCACACCGTGTTTGCTTCGTCGGAATATTGAGAGCCTAGTCGTACTTGCGTAGAGGACTAGGCTGTGTTGCCTAAGGGCAGGGGCACTAGGAATCGAACCTAGAACGACAGAATCAAAATCTGTTGTGATACCACTTCACTATACCCCAGTAGATCAACTATAGAAAGCGGAAGTTTCTACTAGACGATGGTACTGCTGAGTTAGACGCTCAACAGTAATAGTATCTGTAGGGTTATGTGCATCAATGAATTCCTCTAGAGAAGGACGGCTTTTAAATAGTGCGCGTACTACCTCTAAATAATTCATTTGCTGCTGACAAAAGAGTAGAACTCTTTAGCTTGCTTCATAATGTCTTCGGTTGTTGGGAACGCTGGAGCAAACTGCTTAAAGTTTTCCATTGTTGCGGTTCCTTCTTTAGCTAAGGCAAAGAATGCTTTAGTTGCGAACTCTACTTGGGCCTCATACTGAGATTCAAGAAGGTCTTGCGCTTGTTTAAGAATGTCTGCGCGAATTTCGAAAGGTGTTTTACTCATATTATTTCTCGTGTGTGTGTTACCAGTGTCGGATTACACCAGCAATGATTACTAAGTTAGTAATGACGTAAGTCACTACGATTAGTGTCCGAATGATAGCAATTTTATCTGCCTCGCTACTATCAACAGAGGCTTTTTCTCCAAGAGCCTTAGCCCAGAGAGTCCAAATTTTACTTAGTAATATCACAGGTTATTTTATTTGAACCTGGAATATATTGTTCCAGCCAAGCCCCCTGTGCATTAACATTGGGATGTTTCTGGAATGAGAAGTAAGGGGCTGATTCCTTAGCATCATTGAAGTTAATAGTACATTCTTTAGTTTGATCCATCTGCTGTAGCATTTGGACGGCTTCCCAGACTTTCATAATAGTTTCCTATGTTAATTATTTCAAAAAATACTGTAATAATACTTTTTGAAATAAAAATAGGGCCGAAGCCCTATTTTAGTAGAATAAGGGTCTATGCTAATTGTAAAATAATTGACTTAGACTGTACATATGAACCCTTAAAATTGGTGGAGCTATGGGGTAACGATCCCCAAGCAAAACATTGCAAATGTTCTTCGTGTCCCATACACTAACCCCAAATACTTTACATCTTAGATGTTTTAAGGATGCTACGAAGCATCCAATTATGTTTTTGCATTGCGTCAATACGTTCTGCTAAGAAATTAGCAATACCTTGTTGATTCTCGGCAGTTGCACGAGTAAAGGTATCATTTAAGTAAGATAACATATTATTGCTATCAGCAAGAAGCTCAGTAAACTGTTCCATAGGCATTAGCTGTTCTGTACAATCTTCAACGATTGACAACTCACTAAAGCGTGAGAAGCTACCTGGAGCATAGCTATCAAGTGCTCTAATATACTCAGCAATAGTATCTACTGTACCATAAATATCTGAGTAAAAATCGCCTAGAAAGCTATGATACTGTGGAAAGTTTGGGCCTTCTACATTCCAGTGAAAATTCGTAGCCTTTAGATATAGGCCAAAGCTTGATGCTAAAAGCACCTTCATGTTATCAACTAGCATAGTAGTTCCTTAGTTTTTCGGATGTGTATGTCCACACTTTCCGCATTGCTCTTCTTCGCTCATAATAATTTCCTTTATTATCAACAATAAAAAATTGGTCTCCCATGAAGGACTCGAACCTTCGATTTCCTCGTTCCAAACAAGG